CGGGCCGCTCGTCGCCGCCGGATGGCCGCGCGGCCGGCGAGCGCGGGCCGCTGGTGCGGCCGCGGCGCCGGGGCGGTGGCCGGGCGCCGGGCGCTCCGGGTCGCGCACGGGCGCGCCCGCGCGCGAGGCGGCCGGCGGGCCGGTGATTGACAAATGTCGCTGATGGTGGTTATGACGCTTCGGCGTCCTATTTATCCCCATAGTGATTCGCAGTTGATTCGCATATCAAGCTATGCTTTAGTTTTACATTCTATGTATGTTATCATTCATAAGTGTCATAAGTATCAGACTCTAATAAATACGGTAACAACTTGTTTGCCGCTTTCGCCGCTTATGACACTTTTGAAAGCGACTTAAAACCTTACATTAACCGGATTAAGCGTCATACCCGTCATAACGTATTGAGTTAACTGCGAGCACAAATATTCCTAACCGGTATTCTGATGCCGAATCCATGACGCTTGTCATGACGCTTGTCGTTTTCGGCTTATATGGCAATCCTGCCACAGCAAAGTTACAACTTGTGGATTGCGCACAATGCGCACAATTACTTCTAATCAACAACCTGTACCGCATCCGGTAATGTGCCTATCATGGTCCGATGGCGGCACCGACCATCTTCGTATTTGGCAGCAACCTCGCCGGCCGTCACGGTGCCGGCGCGGCGAGATTTGCGCGCGAGCACTGGGGTGCGGAGTCCGGTGTCGGGCGCGGCCGCACCGGGAATGCTTACGCCATTCCGACGAAGGATCAGCATCTGCAACCCTTGCCGCTTCTGCGCATTCGCATCCACGTTGACGAGTTTGTTGCCTATGCCAATCGGCACCCTCACCTTCATTTCAAGGTGACGGCGGTGGGCACCGGGCTGGCGGGGTACAGCGACGGCGAGATTGCGCCGCTCTTTGTCAACGCACCGTCCAACTGCACTTTGCCGGCGCAATGGCGACGCTATGTCAGCCCGCCGTGATGGCCGTTGCCATGGCTATTCACGAAGTTTAGATATCGTGAAATAGCATCTATGACTCGGGAGTGCGGACCATCGGAACACTGCAACATAGATTCATGGTTCGCCTGATCAGGGAGGAGCGCGAGGCGCGCAATCTGTTTCAGTCGGATGTTGCGGCTTCGCTGGGCGAACATCAGTCGTTTATTGCGCGCGTCGAGAGCGGGCAGCGGCGCATCGACGTGATTGAGTTTTTTCGCATTGCTGATGCCATCGGTTTTGATCCCATCAAGGCGTTGAAAAAGATTCGCGGTGCGGGTGGCGCGTGATGCGCGCGGTAACATGATAGGATGGCAGGGGTGCACCCCAATATGGCGGGTCGGGCATTCCCTGAATTTTCATGGTGTCGTCATGTTGTGGCTGACACTGATCTGATTTTCAGCTATTAAATCTTTGGGCCGTTTCCCACAGTAAAAAGAATACTCCGGGAGGAGTCGCCATGACGGGCGAACAACCCGCCGCTGCCACCACCGTGCCCAATCATGCCGACATGCGCGAGCGCAGCGTTGCCGACCATGCGGCGCGCGTGCTGCCGCTCGCCATCTTAATGCGGGCCGTCGAGCATGTGAGCACCTATGCGCTGCACCTCACCACGGGCGTGACGGTTTACATCGACGCCGTCGTCAACCTCGTCGAGGCAGCCGATGGCAGCTTGTGGGTCGAGGCGCATCTGTTGCAGCATCCGGGCAACGGGCCGAACGCGCATCCGTTCAACTGCGGTGTGGGCGACATCGCCTTGAACACCGCCACCATCGCCGCCGCCTTCGAGATCCACAATGGTTGATGCCGTCATTGCCGACAGGCTGCTGTTCGACCCGGCCGACATCGACACGCTCACCGTTGCCCTGCTCAACGCGCTGCGCGCGCACTATCTGGCCAACGACCCGGCCCGGCGCAATGTCGTGGTCGCGCTCGAAGCGCTCGCCACCACGACCGCGTGCGTTATCGCCGGCACCCATCCCGACCACGCCGCCAACCTTAACGCCTTCACCGCCAACCTGCGCGGCCGCCTCGACGACTATGTCGCGCTCGCGCAAAGCATGGAAAGGGAATGACCCCCACACCCATCGGCGCCCTCTGACCGCCGCCAAGCCCTCAACCGGGGCGCCGAAGGGGCGGCCCCATCCCAGCCGGGGCCGCCCCGCCCATTCACCTAAAGCCCTCACCCCTCGATGACGACGAGCTTGTCGCCGGGCGCAAGGTACGCGCACGACTGCAACAGCGCGATGGCCGCAGCTTTGAGCGCTTCGCCCTCGTCGCTGCCCTCGACGTGCACAACCTCTTGCGCGTCGAGCACGCCGCCGGAATTTTCAAGCTGCACATAGAACCGCATTGCCGTTTCCTTTCGCTTGCGTGGTGGTGGGCGGGGCGCCAAGCCCCGCCCGGTTGGTTATCGTTTCGCCATTTTCGCGATCTGCCGGTCGCGCGCCGCGCGAGCCAAGTCGAGCGTCGAATATGCGCACGGGCGCCCGGCCCAACCCTGCGGTTCGATATTGGCGCCATCGATCACGCGGTGTGACGCCTGCCAGGGCTCGCCCGTTTTGGGGTTAAGCGGCCGAAACCTGATTTCATAAGCTTCGGCCTCGATGTAGCCACAGCGGGAAATCACAAATTCGTGGCGGCCGGTGCGCATTTTCTCGGTGGTCATCGTCGTGTGCTCCGTTTCTGATGTTCCCAACCTACGACCGCCCGTCGCAGGTGTCCAATCACGAATTGTTACAGCCAACCCCGGTAAGGTGCCGTTACGGCACCTGCGACAGCCTGTCGCGGGCGTTCGACTAAAGTATGCTTGACCCATACGACGGGCCGTCGTATAACAGAGTCACAAAACAGGAGGACAGAGAAATGAACATCCGCGACACCGACGACATTGAAGCGGGCCGACTTGAGCACCGCCGCAATGAAATTCTTGATGCGCTTGGCGTGCCGTATACCGAGGACAGCAATCAACGGCGAGTCAAGCTGCTTGACGAGCTAGAGCAGGTTCTAGCGCGCCTAGAGGCAATCGGCGCGCGGCCGGTGAGCCGATGAGTGACAACGGGGCGCGGCTTCGGCTTCGGCCGCGCCCACCACCACCACCACCCGAGGGACACGACCATGATGCACGTCGCCCACATGAACAACCGCAGCCTGATTTGTTCGGGCCACAAGGTGCACGACCGTTACATGAACGACGCGGATCGCGCCTGGGCCATGGAGTCGACCGTCATTCGGCAGAACAACGCGGGCGAATGGTTCCACACTCTCATCACCGACCGCGACCGCCGCGACCGCGCCAACTATTGGAATCCCGACACCGGCCCGTGGCGCAAGGGCGTGAATTACTAAGCACCTCCGGGCGCGGCACCCCCGCCGCGCCCGCCACCCACAGGAGTCAAATCATGCGCGCCTATGTCGTTTACTGCCCGGCTGTCGGCTATCGCCTCGACAACGACACCGGCCGCCGCTTCGCCCTCGCATCCGAGGCGTGGTATTTCGTGATGCGCTTGCGCAAAAACGGCCATCACGCATGGCTTGAGCTTGAGTGAACCGCAACGGAGCACACGACAATGAAGCAACCAACGCAAGAGCCCGTGCGGTGGGACGTGAACAAGATCCGGCGCAAGGGGTCGGCGCGCATCACGCCCGCCGATGTCAAGCCGCTGGGCCAAGTCACGGCGCCAACCCACGACGCCGCCATCGCGGCCGCGCGCGCGCGCTGGCCCAACGAGGTTGACGACAAGCAGGTGCAGGGCGGTTTCAGCATCCGGGTGGCAAAATGAGCACCGACCCCGACGACGACGATCCCGACCGCGAGCAGTACAGCGTCGCCATATTTTTCCGCGACGGGCGCTATTTCTATGCGATGCGATGGGTCACGGGCGAAGTCGCCGTGCGCGGCTTCCGCCGCTTCTGCGAAGGCCCGCAGGCGCGCGCCGGCTTGTGGCACCGCATCATCGTCACCGATGGCGGCGACTTCACCAACATGGAATGGAAGCACGGCGAAGGCTACACCTATCCGCCTGAGCTTGTGCGTTTCAATGGCGCGCGCTGAAAAAAAGGGGCGGCCGCAGCCGCCCCTCCCCGATTGAGCAACCCGAATTTAGTTGCAGTAAGTGTTGCACACTCTTTGATTGCCGACGTTATAGCAAGTCGTCGTGCAATTTCGGGCATATGCCACCGACGCGGTAACCAAGCCGCCAACCATCAGCACAGCAAATACGATTCTCATTCCCTACCCCTCCATTCGTTTGGAAACGATTCGACGATATCTAATTTTCGCATAGCGTCGGAATAGGTAAAACCACTTAAACCGCCTGAGCAACCCTGCCCCACATGGGGGTTGAGGCCGCCGAACGTCCGATGCAGCGATATGCTTCGCTTCGCAATCGACAACGACGCCAAACCCGGGGGGCGCCATGATGACAAAGCTTGCTATTATCGGATTGCTTTGCCTCTTGCCGCATGGCGTGCAGGCACAAAATCTTGACGCCGCTGCGGAATTGGCCGTTAGAATGGCATTCATCGACACCCTTTGCATTGGCCCGGGCAAGCCGGGAATGTTTGGGCGCGTGTCTCAGGGAAAAATTCTCGAATGGGGCAACAATATCCTCGCCAATTGGGTGCCGAAAGTCGGCAGCCACGCAGTGGAACAGGCACAAAAACGTGAAATGGAACGCCTCGCAAGGCACATCCATGAAGAAAGTGAAAAAGCTTGGTGCGCGCGAATGGAATCGTTGGTCGGCCAAAATCTAAAAGATATGGCCGAAGGCCGCCGTTGAAAGTGCCTCAGCCCTTGAAATCCGGGTTTGTCGCTTCGAGCGGCCGCCCCCACATCGCCCGCCATTCCGCTTCGCGCTGCCGCTGCTCAAGCGCGCGCGCGACAAGCTCGCGCGTCACCGCATCCGGCACCTTCATCACCGGCCCGGTAGGCGAAGCGCCGTAGCTGCGCGGCCCGTCATAGCGGCCGGCGCGAAGCTCGCCGCGCGATAAGCCCACAAGCCGGTTGACGCGCCGCGCCATCGCCGCCCGCCGGATCTTCGACCAATCCATGTGACTTCCCCTATGATGGCACGGGCCGGGTGCCCCGTCGGTGCGCTGTCCCGGCCCGCGTGTCGTGCGACTCCAAGCGCAGACTCCCTGTGCACCGACGCGGCGATAATTTTTGCGCCCTCACTTGCGGCCGCAAAAATTGTCGTCATGTTGCCCCCGCGCGTTCCACTTCGCTGCACGTGAACGCCGCGCCTTGCGCCGGCTTCGGTTCCGGCCGCTGCGACGCCGCAAGCTTGACTTGCAGCGCCAGCGCTTCGATGTCGTGCTTGAGCTTGTTACACGCTGGCGTGTGCCACTCGTCGCCCTCACCTGAGCCCGGGGGATCACGCCGACCCCAACACCGTTGCGTTGCCGCGTGCGCGATGCGCCGGGCTTCGCTGGCAATCTGCTCGTTGAGCAGGAATTTTCGCAGCTTGTGTGTCATCGCATCATCCCCGCTAGTGCCAGTACGAAAATCACCGCGATAATCGCCAGCGCGATCCACGCCAGCAGGCGAAAGCCGTTGCGTCGGTTGGGCGCCAGCATCATCACATGTGATCCATTTCCACCTGCGTCGTCGCCGTCAACGGCTTCAACGCGATGCCGCGGAAGCCGCGCGCGGTCATCGTGCGCATCGACACATAACCCTTGCGCTGCACCCCTTGCGCAAACGCGCGCATCGACCCGATATATTCGCCGCGATCTTCCGCCCACTTGCGCCACGACGCGTAAAGCGCCGACGTGGCGGTGAACGCCTGCGGGTCGTCGCGGCACTCGTCGGCAATCCAATTGGCAAGCTCATCTTCGGATTCGAGATATTCCGTCGTGGCGTCGCGCACGACGGCCGGCGGGTCGAGTCCCTGCACCATCCAACTCATCGCGCCGTCGATGCCCCACCGCAGGATGCCGGGCCATTCGTGGCGCAACTGCTCGCCCAGCGTGTCGTCGCGCTCGTCGTCGGGAATGGTGACGAGAAACGGCAACAAGTGCATACGCCGCTTGATCGCCTTGTCGATTGAGCGCAACGCCGGCTTGTGATTGCCGGCGATGGCGAGCTTGAATTGCGGCTGATACTCGAAACTGTCGGCGCGCATGAAACGCGCGCGGATCTTGTCGCCGCCCGTGAGCACCTTCACCTTGGATTCCGACCACGACTTGCCTTGCTCAGTCTCGACCGCCGTGACGAGGCGGGCACCGCGCAACACCGCAAGCTCTTCGGGGTGGTGCTCGAATTGCCCGGCGACAAACGTTTCGATTGCCGCCGTCTGCGCATAGTCGTGCATGATGGCGGCGAGCGTTTGCAGGAATACGCCCTTGCCGTTCTGCCCGGTGCCGTACAAGAAAAAAAGCGCCTGCTCGATGGTCAGGCCGGTGAGGCAATAGCCGAACATGCGTTGCAGGAACGCTTGCAGGTCGGCATTGCCGCCCGTGATGCGCTCAAGAAATCGCATCCACAACGGGCACGCGGCCGCGTCAACCGGTGCCGGCGTCGCCGCCGTGCACTTCGAGCAGTAATCAAGCCGCCGATGCGGGCGTACCTCGCCCGTGTCAAGCTCGACCGTGCCGCCGGGACAATTGAGGATGCGCACATTCGTGTCCCACACATCGACATCGGCCGCCAGCCGCTTCATCGCCCGCGCGCGCACCTCGATGCCGCTGACGAAGCCCCACATTTCGACGCGCTTGCGTTCCTTCGGCCGCTTCATCGCGATGTCGCGGCACAGCGCGCCAGCCAGATCCACCGCGCGCCCGGTGCGATCCATCTGCCAATGCCCGGCGGCAAAATGCATCCACGACCCGAAGCCCTGCACATAACGAAGCTCGTCACGGTGGCGCTTGGCAAATTCCGCCGCCACGCTTTCCGTCGTCGGCATGAATTCGGGAAGCTCATAGGCCGGCACCGGTTCGCTGCGCAGCGGGATCACGTTTTCGGCCATGCCGGGCGGCACCCCCGCCCGCTCCGGCCCCTCGCCGCCCCCGCCGTTGGTCGCAGCCATGGCACCACCTTTCTTTAAAGTCGCAAGTCGCTGGCGAAATCCGCCCCGCCGCCGCCGCGTTGATCAATCTGCAAGGCCCGCGCCCGCTTGCCGGCATACTGCCAGCGCGCCACCACGAAGCCCGCCGCATAGCGGCCGGGCGGGTCGTCGTCGGCACACACGACAAGCTCTTCGGCGCCGGCCACCGGCTGGAAGGATTTGAACAGCGAGGTCGAGCCCAGCGCCCACAGCGCGACGCCGGGCGCCACCGGGTCGAGTCCATGCCAGACGACGCCCAGCCCCGACTCGACGCCTTCGGCAATCCACAACTGCCGGCACGGCACCGACCCGGCGAGCATGATGGCCGCGCCCGCCGCCGGCCCCAGCATCATCGGCACGCCGCATTTGTCCCACCGCGGCGTCATGAAGGTGCGGTGCAAAGCCTGCGGCGCACCGGTCGCCATGCTGCGCATCAGGCACAACATCGCCGGCTGCCGGTCGTGCTCGCGCGGGCAGCGCGGATGAAACCGGATCGTGTCGGTGAGCAGCCGCCCCCACCATTGACGCCACGCCGGCCCGGTGCAACTGTGGCCATTCGCGCCGTCGCCCTCGACAGCGCCCTCGCTGATGCCGGCGCCTTCGCCAACGAAACCACGATGCCATTGCAAATATGAATACTCGACGCCCGTGCCCGCCGCCGGCCGCGCGTCATCCCAGATGCGCAACGCTTGCGCGGTCGCCGCGGCGCGGGCGGCCGCTTCCCGCCTCGCCCGCTCGCGCGCCTGCTCGCGCAGCGCTTTCCGTTCTTCCTTCGTCAGCTTGCGCCGGGGCTCGCCGTTCCATAAGCCGCGCGCGCGCAACGCCGCGATAACGTCGCGCGAGTCGCAGCCCGACAGGCATCGCACCTGCACCGCTTGCCGCCCGTCATAGACGATGAGCGACGGCGCCCCGTCGTTGTGCGCCGGGCACCGGCAGGACCATTGCCGCCCCGCCCGCTTGCCGCCCAGCGCGTGCGCAAGCTCCGCGGCGTTCATGGCACCATCCGCAAGGCTTGCTCGCGCTCGATTGCCCCGACGTGGTCAAGCACCATGCGGCGCGTGAGATACCAACGCGCCGTGCGATTGAGCCCGGCGATGACCCGCCACTTGAATTGCTGATGCAGCCGCACGGCGCGCGCGTCGTCGTCGAGCACGTCGGCAAGAATCGCCAACGCGAGTTGCGCCGGCCCGCTGCCGCCATATCCCCATTCGAAGCCGGTGGGCGAATGGTTGTCGAGATCGAGGCGCAGCGGCAGCATTTCCGGCTTGTGCCCGCCGTCGCCGACGCGCACGTGCGCGGTGCCGCTGTCAGGGTCGCGCCATCCCCAATAAAAACGTTCCATTTTTGTGTGCTCCTGTTTTTTTGCTCACTCGAACAACGGGCCGGGCGGCAGCACCTTGCCGCGTGCCTTGATGCTCGCGTGCAAGCGCTCGTCGGGGCCGGCAAACACCAGCGCCATGCGCCGTTCGATGTCGGCCACGTATTCGGCTTCGGCTTCGATGAGCACCGCGCGCGCGCCTTCGCGCCACGCCGCCTCGCCCGTGGTGCCGGTGCCGGCGAACGGATCGAGCACCAGGGCGCCGCGCCGCGTCACCAGCCGCACAAGGTATTGCATCAAATCGACGGGCTTCACCGTCGGATGCTTCGAGCCCAGCCGGTCATCGCCGTCGGCTTTTGACGAATACCAAAATCGTTTAGCGTAAGCCTGCGCCCCAGCTTCCGCGCTCGTTTCGATGATGTCGAATGTGGCAAGCTCGACACAACGGCCGCACATCGAATGGCTTACTGTAATCGTCGTGGTGCCAATCGGCTTTGGGGTTGCCACACACGTCACATCGCCCAGCCTTGCCGTAACGCTTTCGCGCGGCAACGCGAGCAAGCACCTTCGTTCTGAATTCTGGATCGCTTCGGTAACGCTCGCGCAAACGACTCTTAATTCGTTCGCCGATACGCTCGTATTGTGTGCCCGGTAGCTTTCTCTTTGCAGCGCTAATCGCGCTGTTGATTGCGCCACTACATTGCTTAGAGCAGAAACGGCGCGCTCGCTTTGAAGCGCAAAAGGCTGCCCCGCATCGTTCGCACAATTTGTCGAATGGCATGGATCATCCTGTTTTGCTTCATAGAAGAAACGCGCGGCGGAACCGGAATCGCCAAAGCGATGACCGTCGCCGCCCGCAAGCCCGAATATGCCCGCGCCCTTGGCTTCCCTAATTGCGTCGCGTTCGCTGCCCGCACCATGCACATCAGGAAACGCCGCGACCACCTCGTCGCTGCCGTCGTGGATCACGTTGGCAGGCCAGCGGCCGGAAACGTGACCACCATGCACACCCGCTTCATTCCCGGTTCGCCAATGCTCGCGATTCCCGGTTCCCCCATTGCACGCGCGTTCTGTGCTGTCGTCGGTGGCCACCCGGCATCCGTCGATGTTGAGCGCGCCGGTGCCGAAGCGCAGCACGTTTTCCGCCACCGTGCCGATCAGCGGCTTGCGCGCGATGATGACCGGTTCGAGGTTAGGGGATAAATTGCCAGTGTCGCCGGAAATGTTCACCTGCATCGAGTAATTCAAGGTTTTCAATGCGGTTGTCAGTCTTGATGCCGTTGCGATGGTGCACTTGTTCATGCGATTGCAAATCGCGTCCAAGATGCTGAGCCATGACAAGGCGATGTTCGCCGACGTATCCCCCATTGTGACGCACGTAGATATATCCATTAGACGGATCACAATATCGACCGCCTCGCCAAAATCCGTTTGCGCTTCCGACTCCTCGCCCGCGCTGCCAAACGGCCTTGCATTTGGTTGAGCAAAACGCGCCCTTGTTTTTGTCGTGTCGGCGAATGCGGGCGCGTTGAATGTAAAACTGAGCGCCACACACGGCGCAATTCCGATGCTCGCCAAGCTTTCGATTTGCGCATTTTCTAGAACAGAATTTGCCACCGCGAGCAACGTGGCTTGGAAACAACGAAAAGAATCGACCACATCGGGCGCAGCGGCATTTGACCATGCGAGTACCCGCATATTCATTTCGGCAAAGATGATGGCAAGGTGTTGCAGCGCGGTCGGTGGCTTCATCGCGATTGTGACGGGCTCGCCCGCCGGTTTTAGCGCGGTGCCCCAACCTTCCCATACGCGCGCCGCGTCGGTGGCCGGTACATCGGAATCCGTCATGTGCTCAGGGTCAAACATCCACGGGCGCACATTGCCGTTGTTGCGCTGGTGCCCGATGTTCGAACGTGGCTTCACCTGCTCGCGTGTGCCGCCAAGCGTGCGGTCGATTCCCTTGCTCACGTCGTGCGATTTCGGGAAGCCCGACCCATACAGCCACATCACGGTGTCGCGGATCTCGAAGCCGGCATCTTCGATGGCGCACGCCATGCGGTGCGTCGTGCGCGTGCCGCCGAACGCGACGAGGTGCGCACCGGGCTTGAGCACACGCAACACCGCTTGCCACGTTTCGACGCGCAAGCTCACGTCGCCGCCATCCCATTTTTTGTTCATAAAACCGACGGCTGTTCGCTGATAGGGATTGATACGCCCCATCGTCAGTTTTTTGTCATCAGGCCCCATTTCACCGAAGCGCTTGACAATGCTGGTCAGGTGATACGGTGGATCGCACACACACGCATCGAAAGAGTCAGCGTCAAGCGTGGGCAGGACTTCGAGGCAATCGCCTTCATGAAGCGTGATGCGGCCGTCGAGGAAGGTGCGCGCGGCCATCGCTTCACCACACGCCGATGATGTCGAGCGCCGGCAATTCGCTCATCGGTGACAAAACATTTTGCGGTATGAAAAACGCCGGGCGATTTTTGTGCGTCGGATCGCACCAATAATCGGGTTTCTTGCCGTCGTGGGCATACAACCATCCGGCGAGGCGAAAGCGCGGTGCGATGCCAAGCGCGAGAATGTAAGGCTTGTGGTCCTTGTCCCACGAATGCAGCCGCAGGCGGTCGGTGTCGCGCGCCGCGGTGCGCACCTGATACGGGCCGACATCGTCGGCATCAGAGTCGGCAACGTCGCCCGACCAATAGACGCCCAGCCATTTTGCCAAGGCGCATTCGCCGCACGCGCCTTCAATGTGCCCTTGCCAGCCGATATCAGGGTCGAAGCCCTGCCGATGATGGTGGCCGCGCCGCAGCGCGTGCCCGTGCCGCTGCACGCCGACAAGGGCAGCGTGCATCACTTCCGACCATGTGAGATTGACGACAAGGCTGCGCGATGGGGCGTGCATCGCATCACCATGTGCTGACGTTGGCGCGCACGGCGCCCCAGCGCTTCAACACGTCGAGCGCTGCCGGGTAATTATCGACGCAGGCATATGGATAATTGCTGCTCGCGCACCACCACGCAAAATCCTTCTGCTCGTCGGTGAACCTGCCCAGCTTCGGCCGTTTCAATTCGAGGAAGTGCGGCCCCCCGTCGGCATAGACGCCGCATTCGGTGCATTGACCGCGCGGCGCGAGCAGAAGGAAGTCGGGCCACCCGGGCGTGACGCCCATGCGTTTGAGGCGCGCCGCGGTGATGGGTTGGCGAAGCTCGCCCATCGGCATGTGCGTGAACAGCCAGCCGGGCACGATCCAGCGGCGCAGCGTGTCGGCGATGAGAACGTGAAGGGAAAATTCCGTCGGCGGGGGCGGTGCGGTGCCGCGCTGCCGGCTGCCTTTGAACAAGTGAAGTTGCCGGCTGTCGGCCATCGGCCGATGCCCCTCGCTTCATGGTGTTTAAAGGTTCTGTTTTGCTCGACTGTGCGCGCGTCGTACCGGCGCCACACCGGACACCATACCGATATGTGTCGGCTATGTCACGCAATTTTGTTGTAGGGTCAACACCATACAACCACCGATAATAACCTTAATTGTGCTGAAACAGGCGGGAACATTATAGGACGGCTAGAAATAGCCTATAAACAATGGTACGCAATTCGCGCGCCGCATCAGAACGGCATGGAAGTACAGGCTAGGGGTGTCCAATGACAAAAGCCGCCACGCTCACAACAACGGAAAGGAATCCCGTGGGCGAGCTTGTGCGCAAGCGTCGTAAAGAATTGGGATTCAGCCAGCCGAATCTAGCCCGCCTCGTCGGCGCGCACGTGCAAACTCTCAACAAGATCGAAGCCGGCGAGATCAAATTTTCAAAATATTTCTATCGACTTGAGACTGTGCTGGGCATCAGCATTGTTCCCAAGGCGCAAGGGAACATCGCGCAAGCCGAAGTGTTCAAGCATCTAGCCGCCAACCCTGCCGCCGCATACCGAGATTTACCGCTTTACGGTGCGATGCAGATGGAACGTACACACAAGCTTTTTACCAACGGCGCTTTCCTGTTCATTGAAGAGCCCATCGACATGATCGAGCGGCCGGAATGGTTGCGCTACAACAAGCAGGCTTACGCGCTGAAAATCACCAATGACTCCATGGCGCCGCGCTTCAATACCGGCGAGCGCGTCATTGTTGACCCGCTGCTAGAGCCGAAGGCGAGCACCGACGTTGTGCTGCGCACAAACAACGTGGCCGGCGACCTGAAAGAGCAGCCGCAGGCAGGCAAAACGCACGCCGGCACGGTCGTACATCTGATCGAGGTGAGCAAAGCCAACTGGCTGGTGCAACAACACAATCACCGCAAGGGCGCACGCTTTTCGCTGTCGCGCAAGCATTGGCCATCCTGCCATAGGATTGTCGGCGCCACCTTCGAGCGCACCTAGGACCAACCCTTAAGCGCCTCTAGGGTTTTGTCGCAGATGCCGGGCGGGCATCCACCGATGACTTTCTGTCGCAGAAACGTCACACAGCGCGCAATTTAGCTTTTCGGCTGTATAGCTTTTTCCCGATGCGTGCCCCGTTCCTGACAGCGCTGTCAGGTTGTTGCCGTGCGATTCCCGCCTTGACGCCGCCGTACCGATGCCGGTACGATCACCGGTACACATCGAGCACCGCAACACGTGAAAGGCATGGAGCAACACCGTGCCGCTGTCACCCCTGCGCGCCGGAAAAATAACCGCGAGCTTTGCGCCTTGGCTGATGGCCGGCGACGCCGCCCGCATCCTCAACGAATGGTTCAAGCTTACCGGCGATCCGCGCTTCGTGGCGGAAGATTTTTCCGCCGATTGGGGCGTGCAATTCGGCATCTTCATCGAACGCTTTGCCCTCGACTGGCACGAACGGCGCAAGCAGCAAGAGCTTTGCCGGCGCGGCGCATTCGTGGTGCACCCGACGTTGCCGCATGTCGGCGCCACGCTCGACGCCTACCGGCCGGCTGATAACACCGTCGTCGATGTCAAGGCGATTCACGCGGCGAGCGACATCGACCAAGCCGTCGCCTTCTACACGCCGCAAATGGTGGTGCAGCGCGCGTGCGTCGGCGCCGACTATGCGGCGCTGCTCATCGTGCACGGCGGGCAAGAACCGCTCGAAGTCATCGTGCCGAACGTCGAAGAATACGAGGCGCGCGTATTCGAGCGCATCGACCAGTTTTGGCGCTGCGTTCAAGAGCGCGTGCCGCCCGTCGAGATCGTCGAGGCCCCGCCCGTGACGCCGCCGGAACAATGGCGCGACATCAACCTTGACACCGACGGCGCCAATTACAACTGGGCCGGCGACATGGCGATGCACCTGCGCACGTGGGCAGACTCGCACGTCGCCGCCAAGGTGAACGAAACCGCGCGCGAGGAAATCAAGCGCCTGTTGCCGGAAAATTGCCGCAAGCTTCGCTTCGAGGCGATCACTGTGGCAAGGAACAGGGCGCGCGCGGTGAGCATCAAGCTGACTGGGTGAACACATGGGCGACCGTCGCTTTTTCAATAAGACTGAAAGGGATGCGCTGTTCATGGCTGCGGATGGAAAGAGCGAAATCAGCGGCGAGCCATTGCCATCTGACTGGCACGCTGATCATGAAAAGCCTTGGTCGAAAGGTGGTCAAACTGATGTAGGAAACGGCCAAGCGTTATTGCCTGGAGAAAATCTAGCGAAAGCCGACGAATGGAACGAGCAGCGCGACAGATTCGCATGGCAGAATGAATTTATTGAGCACTATCAATTGACACCACAGCGCGACTATCTTTTGGCTGCGCTGCCCGGTGCGGGAAAGACGCGCGCGGCCAACAAGGTCGCACGGAATTATCGCGATACATATACGGCCGGGAAGGTCATTGTCATCACACCGTCGCGACATTTGCGTCGCCAATGGCGCAGTGTTGCAGCAACGCACGGCATTCATTTGGCAACAAAGGATTTCAGTGGAAGCTTGATCGATTTTGACGGAGTGGTCACGACCTATCAGGCCGTCGAAGCCAATCCGCACCTCTATAAGCGCTTGTGCAACAAATATGCGTGTTTTGTTATTTTCGACGAGATTCATCATGCGGCAGAAAAAAAGAAGTGGGGCGAAGCACTCTGCTTTGCATTCGAAAGCGCCGAAAGGCGGCTGCATTTGAGTGGCACGCCGTTCAAGTCAGATGGTGAAAAGATTGCGTTTTTGCGCGTGGCTAACGACGGGCGTTATCATGTCGATTTTACATATGACTACCCGACTGCATTGCGCGACGGAATCCTGCGCATAGCCTGCTTTCACAGATATGCCGGCGAGGTTTCGGTATCGGTCGATGACCAGCTTTTTACTTGGCATACGGATGACGAGCTTAACGAATCCGATGCTGCGCGTCGATTGCGTGGCTTGCTTCGCAGCCGGTCATTTACAAGAGGAATGCTGCTTGACGCCAAGCGTATGCTCGACATCACAAGAATCGACAAATCAGATGCAGGGGCACTTGTCGCTTGTATTGATATTGCACACGCGAACAGTGTTGCGGATCTCATCGCGGAAATTGAGGGCCAGCGCCCCGACATCGCAACATCTGATGATGACCACGCATCCGATGTAATCGACCGGTTTGCCCGAAACAATCACAAGTGGCTTGTTTCGGTAAGGATGGTTTCTGAGGGAATCGACATTCCACGGCTCATGGTGCTGGGTTTTTTGACCAACACGAGCACCGAACTTTTTTTTCGGCAGATTGTCGCGCGCGTGCTGCGCAATCAGAACACTGAGTTTGACGGCGACGCGCACATTTTCATGCCTGATGTTGCACCCTTGACCGACTATGCGGCGACGATTGAGCATTTTCAGGAGCAGATAATTGGTGAGGATGCCGACGAGCCAGCCTCATCATTGAGCGGCGAGCGGGTGTTGAAATCGTTTCAGGTTCTCGGTGCTACTGAGGCCGAATTTGCCGGATTAACAGCGCGCGGTGTCGAACATGATCTGCCGTCGGCAATGGAGATAAAGGCATTAGCCGAGCAATTTCACATCGCTCCATCGGTCGTTGCTGCGATTTTGAAGAAAGGTGCAACGTTCCGCGACCAGCCGGCGGCTACGGCTACGGCAACGCCACAGGAAGATCGCGAGCTTGAACGCGACCGATTGCGCACGGCTTGCAACAAGAAAGCTGCCGCCATAGCGCGATTGATAGGCATTCCTTATCGGGAAGTTCATATTGAATATCTCAAGTGTGTTGACGCAACGCGCCAACCACAGATGTCAATCGCCCAACTCAAGGCAAAACTCGAATGGTTGACGAACCGACACAAAGAGTCCCATCAGGCTTCGATGTCCTGAGGCGAAACGGCGACTTGGTTCATTCGCTTTGGAATGCTGTTGATCACTGCACGATTGACAGAATTCCTGCGATACTGCGCGAAGTCATGGTTTCGGGCGCGTGGCGGCAGCGCAAATTCAAAGGCAAGCTTTACGAGCATAATAGCTTTTTAGATTTCATCACGACGCCGCCGCTCGCGGGCTGTGGCTGGCCGCCCGAAAAGGTTGAGGCACTGATCAAGGATGATTCGGAAGTTCTGGCCATGTGGCGCGCAGCGACAACGGGAAAGCCCGGCCGACCGCAGAAAAATAGTGACATTGTCACTATTAAGTCTGAGCGCGGCAACACGCGCGCCTACACGCTCGACCGCCTCAAGCGCGAGCGGCCGGACCTGTTCAAGTTGGTGACTGCCGACAAAATGTCGGCCAACGCGGCGGCAATCAAGGCCGGCTTTCGCAAGAATCTGATGCCGCTTGACCGCGTGCTGAAATTACTTCCGAAGCTGTCACCCCTTGATCGCCATCAAATCCGCCAGCGCCTTGATGAAATGGATCGACCAAAAAAGCCGACCTCGTCGTCACAACAGGGGGCGCGACTCCTGTGACTCGCTTCGCCACCGCCACCACCGGCAATGCAACCGCTGTTGCCCTCACCCAAGCAGGCCAGCCAATGAACACCACCGCACTCGCCCCCTACAAGGCACGCTTGCCGCAGCCGCCCGGCACCGACATCGCGCCCGCCGTGTGGAAGGTTTACACCGATGTGATTTGGCCGGCGGCGAAATCGCCGGAAGTCATCGCGCTGGCGCACTCCTATTGCAAGGCGCGCGGGCTCGATCCGCTCAAGCGGCCGGTGAACATCGTGCCGATGTGGAATTCGCAGCTTGGCCGCTACGTCGAGCAGATATGGCCCAGCATCAACGAAATCGAAGTCACCGCCGCGCGCACCGGGGAATGGTCGGGCATGGATGATCCCGTGTGGGGGCAGGAAATCGAACGCACCTTCGCCGGCCGCGTGAAGTTTGGCAACGACTGGCGCAACGAATCCGTGACGCTGAAATTTCCCGAGTCGTGCAGCGTGCGCGTATATCGTGCGGTGCGGGGCCAGCGTTGCGGCTTCGCGGTGCCGATATTCTTCGAAGAGGTTTATGGCCGCGCCCAGGGCACCGACATCCCCAACGCCACGTGGCGCAAGGGGCCGCGCCAAATGCTGCACAAGGTGGCGCGTGCCGCGTCGCTGCGTGCCGCCTTCCCCGAGGAAGGCGACTATTCATCCGACGAAATGGAGGGAGGAGTCATCGACGCCGCGCCGGTCGCCGGCCCGGCGCCGGCCGACAACTGGTCACCGCCAACGCCGTCGGCATCGCCATCGCCGACGCCATCGCCATCGTCATCGCCACCGTCAGCGGCCACGCCCTCGCCACCGCCATCGGCTTCGACCACGCCAACGCCGCCGCCGTCGCCCTCGACGACGCTGTCGGCTTCGCCTTCGCCATCGCCTGAGTCATCGCCCACGCCCACGCCGACGGCAACGCCTACGTCGTCACCGCCTGAGCCCACGCCTTCGCCAGCGCCGACGGCCACGCCGTCGCCCGCGCCTTCGCCAACGGATTTGTTCGATGAAGGCGAAGTCATCGATCACGAAACCGGCGAGGTGTTGACCATGCCGCGCCAAGTCGGCGCCGACGGCGTGCCGGAAGATTTCAAGGAATGGGGCATCCGCTTCGTCAACCGGCTGATGGCCTGCGTCACGCTCGACGAGGTTGACGCCGTCGTCGGCGCCAACGCGGCACAGCTTGAGGCGATGAAAGCCGAAGCGCCCAAGGTGCACGTGCGCATCGCGCCGAACGTGCAGCGGGCAAAAGCTTCCATCGTCGCGCGCGAGCAAACCCCAATGGATG